GACGACTAAAGATTCATGCGAGTAATACCGGATCTCGCCATGAAGGGTGACTGCTAGCACCTACGCAACTCTAGCAGAGGAAGGGGGCACCTAGGAAGGCCCCCTTTTTTATGTGTATTGCATTCTGTCAAAAAGTCTTTGAGACGAAATATCAGATGATCGAGCCGGAGCTCCTCCACCTAGCACTGTTGTAGAGCTGTTGTTAACCATATTAGTTACCTGAGACCCTCCTTGTGAGGTAGAGACAACTATAGGCGCTGATGATTGAGCTACCATATTTCTAGACATATCATTAACCGGTACTGCAGCGGACACTGTTGGAGATGGTGTCACACTAGTAACAAACGATGCGCTCAATTGATTAGCAGCATCTAAAGTACTCTGTGCACTTTGTAGGGCACCTTGTGATTCTGGAGATGCGGTTTGTACAGGAGCTAGTCTTGGATCAGCAGCTCCCTCAGTTTTCATTCTGTATATGTACTCTACAATCTTTCTGTCACTAGTCTCCATAGCTCCCACCTGTAGAGTTGAGTTGTTTAGAATATCATCATTAATGAGAAGTGCCTGTAATTGTTCAGGTGAAAGATTTTCAAGAGCTTCTAAGCTATCAATTGATAATGGTATACCTGCAATGCCTCCTGACATTGTAGCGCCTGGGAGATTACTTAAAAATAGAGCCTCATTTACATCGACAGCACCAGCTTCTTCGGCTGCTTTAATTGCTGGGGATACTTGTTTTTTAATAAAGTCGCTTTTTTCATTAGAAGTTAGTTCATTAAAACTAGTTTGAGCAGTTGTTTGCAGGTCACCCGCTTCATATCCAGCTTGAGATAATTTAGTTTTAGTTTCAAGTTCTTGACGTTGTTTAATAATCTCTTGTTGGTTGAGTACCGGAGCTAGTTTTACTCTTAGCTGTCTCTTCTCTTCACGTAAACGTCCAACCTCTCCAGCTCTTTCACGTGACTCTTCTGATGTAGATGCTTTCGGAAGGCCACGCATTTCTTCCTGCCTTGCAGAGATCTCTTCTAACCGAGATAAACCCTGAGCTGTCTCATCAGTTAACTGTCCTTCTGGAGTCATTAAACCAAGACTAACCGCTTCTCCTTGGATTTGATTTATTTCTTGCTGGAGCTCATCTATTTGTTCTTGATCTTCTCTCAGCGCTGCCCTCGAACTTTCTCTTCCAAAGAAAGTACTAAACATATCAACGAGGTCTTCCGTCCCTTTTTCAAACACCTTACTGAGATTATCTACCTTTTTTCTTAATTCAATTATTTCTTTATCGTTAAAACCAAACTCTTTAGCAGCTAAGACGGCTATAGGCTCTACCAATGGCTCGACGACATTGTCACTAAAGTCACTCATCACTTCACCAAGCGCTTGAGTAGTAGCTTCCATCTCAAGGTCCTCTCCTGTTAAACCTTCAGCAGACAACCTTTCTAGTATCCTAGGTCGTTCTGCCATATAGTCTATGACACCGGTAACAACTCCAGCTATGGCAGCTGCGGGGAGGAATCTTCCTACTAAAAATCTACCAATAGCTCCAGCTCCTAAAAGTCCTAAACCTAGATTGCCAAGACCCCCTAATCCTCCTGATGCAACTTGTTTGGGTTGTTCATCCTCTTGATCTTCAGGGGTCTCAGGTGTGTCTCCTCTAGCTTCTCTCAGTGCTTCTAAAGTTCGAAAGTATTGTTCATCAGCTTGATCTTGCTGAGTCTTAAAACGTATTTGCTCATCAGTAAAAAATTGAAACAGACCATCTTTTATGTCAGCTACATCTAGTTTGATATCTTGTAACATCTCACTAACAAGTATTTCACCCTCAACGACATCAGCAAGCAAACTAGCCTTTATCTGAATGTCCTGTTGAGTAACTTCGATGAGGTACTCTATTTGTCGTGCTGTTTCGTCGCTCATTGTTTGTTCTCTAGTCTTTGTCTTTCTTGTTCCAGATGTTCGATAAGCATAGCAACATAGATTTGTCTCTCAAATGGTACCATCATTTCAAGATCGCTCAAAGTATATTTGTGGTACTGCATTAGTGCAAAGTTAACCCTATAGTGATTCATAAGGTTATCATACCCGAGCGCTACATAAAAAAACTAGCGAGACCCTCCAAGTGAATCTTCTCTGACTGTTCACACTTGGGACATGTCCATTCAATATGATGAGATAGTTTAGGAACTCTCTTGAAAAAGTCTCTGATCTTAGCAAACTGAGTCCCATTAAGACTTTCTAAAAAAGTTTGTATTTCTTCTTGTGAGAAGTCTTCGTACACATTGTCGCTATCATATACTACATCTACACACCCAGCTATCATATTCATCATTGATTCCATATCATTATCTGTTGGAAGCATAGCAGCTAGCTGTACTGATGGATACTTGAGTACAAGACCAACCTGATCAGTTATCTGTATCTTGTTGTCTAGATCATTTGGAAACGTAACATTTATATCTTCGATGTTGATACTATGCTGATGCACGTGATTGCATTCACTTTGACTATGTCTTAACCTAAGATCAATTATCTCACCAACAGACTTTGCTCTCAGCTTTAAGAACAGATACTCGAGATCAAATGTAGCAAATGAGTTAACATCGACACCAGGAGTGGTGATACAGCTTTGAAGTACTCTCTGTACAGCTGTAGACATCTCAGAAGGATCGTTACCCTGCAATGCCATGAACAATATCTTCTCTTCCTTTACTAGGAAAGGACGAAAGGTAATTTTCTGGTTGGTAGATGGAATAATAGTTTGAAATTCAGGGGTGTTTAATATTGGAAGCGCCATAATTTATTTCTCTTCATAGTATCTGTATTGTAGTGATACTGTAAATGTTAAAAGTTCATTAGTTTGGTAGGTGTAGTTAAGTTCACCTACAGTCCGTGGATAAGCCTCTATTAGCTTTATCTCGTTCTCTTTGTTTCCTTGCTCATCATATTGTTTGATTGTTACATCTTTGACATAGTCTTTATAGTAGCCAACATCAAACGACTCATCTTGTCCAGCTCCAAATAGCCTAGCTGGACCTATGATCCCATCCTGCCAACTTGCAAAGAACTTTCTTTCAGTGTGATCTGGTCTACAATACAATTGAGCACTGACTGGAGCATAGATTGCACTGTGACCTATCTCTTGAACGGCACCGTACACTCCAGAAGCAGTTGCACCTATGGACCGTCCAGGAGCAGAAATGCTAATCGTTCGAAAGGTAATATCTCTATTGCCTTCTATGATCATCTCGTAGTGTGACGTTCTGGCAACACCCTGTCTCAGGTTGCCTCTAATGTCGTCTAACCTAAAAGCCATTACTGTAGTGCTCCTAGTGAGTCTCTATGTATACGTGCGGCAGACGCCTTCTCAAACCGTTGTAGAGGAAGAAAAAGAGCGATGTCCCACTCTACTGGTTCTATCTTTACAAACCTTGTACGTACGTTACTAGCAAGGTACTTCTTGAATGTTGGTTTGAATGCTCTGAACCTAGATGCACTCTTTAGTACATTATAGTTGATACGCAGCTTAGTCTTATCATTGTATCTCTGATCTGATACTGTCTTATACAGAGCATCCATTAGTACTGCTCTCTGCCTGAGAGGAAGATAGTGCATGTTAAGACCAACAAAGCCACCTTCTGCTTCGTCTACTGGGATGACTAGAGGAAACCTATCGTAGTATGGAAGAGTCTTCTTATGCTTTGGATCGTATCCAAATAGAAACATACCACCTACTTCTGGCTTACCAACATAGTTGTCGCTACTAGATATTAGTCTACCAGGCTGAGTACGAGTGTTAGATGCTTTGTCTCTGAACCATGTACGTGCTTGTTGAGTACGCGCAGGTATCTGTCCTGCACGAGCACCCTGTGCAATGATCCGATCGAATACGTATGCTACCATTAGATTCCTAGCTCTTTCTCTGTAATGATCTGAAACTTCCAGCCTCGATTCTTACAGTACTCTTTAGCAAACTTCCACTTGCTACTATTTATGCCGTACGTAGCAACCTCATTGATGTACTTTTTGGTCTTACGGCTGCGAACAGTAGGTGGTTGAGTCTGAGCATATGGTTTTACTTCGATAAGTATAGTATCGGTCGCACCTTTAGCAGTACGTACCTTTATAAGGAAGTCTGGATAGTATCTGTGAAGTCGACCATCTAATGGTGATCTGTATGGTATAATCACTTCCTCACTACACCATTCCAATACATTTGGGTTGTTATCACAATAAACCATGAACATCCTTTCCCAACTAGAGCGATAAATAATACAATCGGGATCACCTTTGTACTTGTTAGGATTGCGTGGTTTATAGTATCCCTTATGTGTTCTCATTAAACTATTTAGGTA